GCATCAATATCAACGGCTACCGTGGTAACAAATGGAACCACTGCATTCGTGGCGCAAGGTCCTGAGGTGTCAACAAAAGATTCGGCCCATCTCACTTTGACTGCCGCACATGATGGTTCAAACACCGTTACTTTAAGTGCCGCATCAACTTCGGGTGCAAGTACAACCGTAAACGCTTTCAGAATACATCTGTTGGCAAGTACTGAATTCACTTATGACGTATTAGATACCTTTGCACACGGAAGTCATCAAGGAGTAAATTATATTGTAGTAGGAAAAAATGGAGACAACGAAAGTCAGATTGCTGACCTAGGTGTTGTGACAGATGGCACGTCGGCATTTATCCTGCAAGATGGACCAAACATTAGCACACATTCAACCACAACACCTTTAATGAATTTTTCAACAGCAGTCAACGGCGATAATGTGGAACTAAGAGCAACAAATAATCAAGAAAACACAGACACAGTTGTCAACATCTACAAATTACAATTGGCTAGAGCGGCTGGAAATCCTTCTTCCATTAAGACCTTAGATACATTCTCTGCCACTACCTTTAGAAGTGCAAAATACACGGTATCTATAAGTGATTCTGCCAGTGGAGATCTAGGACTATACGAAACATGCGACGTCTCAGTCACACATGACGGTAGCAATGCGTTCTTATCGGTGTTTGGTAGAACAACCAATCACACAGGAGATTTGGTCACATTCAGTGCAGACATTGATAGCGGAAATGTGCGACTGAGGGGAACAATAAATAACACTAACGCACACACTGTAACGGTGGTGAGAAAGGTTATGAACACGTAGGATGCCAAGGATTAATTTAAATGTAGGAACAAACGCCAACGACGGCACAGGTGATACGTTGCGTGATGCAATGATCAATGTGAACACAATGTTTACAGAGATATACAATGCACCGGGCATCAGCACAGACACATTGACTTTTACTGGCAACGAGATAAGTGCAGTAAGAAGTAATGATGACATAGTGTTTGCGCCTGCAGGCACAGGAGCTGTGGTTTTACCCGCTTTGAAATTCAATGGCAACAACATTGAAGGCACACGTACTAATGATGATATTAATCTTTTGCCATCAGGTACAGGAAGAGTAGTATTTGGATCTATAGCCATTAATGGCACCACTTTGAGTTCAGATGACTCCTCTTCGATCAATATTAACGAAGGACTTATTGTAGACGGAACACTTGCAACTTCAGGTGCGGCAACTATCACAGGAACAGTAACGGCGGCCACAGGGTCTACGTTCGGTAACCTAACAATCGCAAATGGGTCAATAACCGATTCATCGGGAGCAATCAGTTTCGGCAACGAAAATTTAAGTACCACAGGCACAATGACGGCTGGATCAGGTTCTTCGATAGGAAACCTAACACTGGCCGACGGATCAATAACAGACTCAAGTGGAGCAATAAGTTTTGGAGATGAAAATTTAAGCACGACAGGGACATTAACGGTAGATGGACTTACAACACTCGGAAACCTAACAGTAACTGGCACGAGCACAATGTCAGGCACTGTAACCATAGACAATCTAACGTTCAATGATAACATTATAGGATCAAGTTCTAATGCGGACATTCGTTTGACTCCCGGGGGAACTGGATCAGTTATTGTCAGTAATTTGACAATCGACGACAACATAAACATTACGGATAATATTATAAAAACTACCGTTTCAAACTCGAATTTAGAACTTAAACCAAGTGGCACAGGTACGGTTAAAGTAGGAAGCGATTTAGATATAAATGGTGGAACAATAGATGGAACAGCAATAGGTGGATCAACAGCGGCGGCTGGAACTTTCACAACCTTGACAGCAAATACATCTATCACTATAGATGGTGTGACAATCACAGATAACACTGTGTCGGCAAATGCTTCAAACTCCAACTTGGAACTTTCCGGCAACGGCACAGGTGGAGTTACTATCAGTGGATTTACTTTCCCAACGTCTGATGGATCATCAGGACAATTCTTAAAAACAAACGGATTAGGTGTGCTATCTTTCGGAACGGCAGGCGCTAGTTTGAGCCATTCTGATATTGCTGATGCATCAACTACTGTATCTAGTTCGGCGACAACTGTCTTGAATACTTTTGCCAAGGGCACATATCGCAGTGCGAAATATTTCATTTCTATAGTTGACTCAACAAATAGCAGGTTTGAAATAGTGGAAGCAAACGTAACCCATGACGGCTCTGATGCTTACATATCCACATTTGGATCAACAACAAACTACACAGGCCCATTGACTACTTTTTCGGCAGATGTAAGTGGTAGTGATGTGAGAGTATTGGTCACAAACATATCTGACAATAGTACAGTATTCAAATTCCAGGCCATATATATAGACGCATAAAATTACATTAGGTTTATAGAATATCTAATAAATATTGTATCAACAGAGGAAGATACAAGTGGCACAACAGACCATTAGCATAGGATCTACAGCAAACGACGGCACAGGTGATTCGTTACGTGTTGCTTTCAACAAG